ATCAGCGAGGCTCGTGAAGAACAAACAAATCTCAGAGGCGAATTGAGCGATGTCTTGGATCAGTTGACCTATCAAGCTCTTGCTGCTAAGGATTCAGAGATCGCAGATAGTGTCAACAACCTCAGTCAGAAAATACCAGCAGGCGTTTTCGTAGGGTAAGGGGGAGAATAAATGTCAGACGACGAAAAATGGAGACAGCCAGACCAGCCACCGCCCCCCCTGTTCCTCGGTGAAAAAGAACGCAACCTTGTTAAGCAAGTTAATGACGAGCTTATTGAGCGCGTTATAGGACAGCAAATTGTTTATTATCCGATTGACGATTCAATCACGCAGTACAACAATCTTTATGGCGAGGCTATAGAAAAATCATTCTTACCACCTGTTCGTGTGTATGCTCTGGTGGACTATCAGAGCACAGAGACAAAAGCAGATACAGTCGCTGGTATGGATAAACAAAACACGATCACAATTCACTTCCACAAGAGAAGGCTGATTGAAGACCAAGACCTTTATGTTCGCGAAGGCGACTTTGTTTTGTATGGCGATTATTACTACGAGATTGTCAGCACCCAGTGGGCAAGACAATTATTTGGACAGATTGATCACACATTTGAAATCGTAGCTACAGCATACTATTCAAGAGAGGGACTATTCGATGCCACCTAATGACAATCCAAGAAAGCAAGAGCTTGCTCCGGTAAAAGAAATAGAGCTTCAGCCCTCAACTATTGAGACAATCGACCGCGCGATCTTTGAGTTTGTTGATGAAGACCTTGATATCTTTTGTTCTACAAATAAGGGATTTAAGAAGGTGCCATTCATTTGGGCTGGTGCCGAAAGAGCTTATCAGATTAAACATAACAGAGAACTTCGTGATGTCAATGGCTGGTTGATTTATCCAATTATGAGTATTGAGCGCACAGGTATTTCAAAAGACTTGGCAAAGCGTGGAGCTTACTATGCAGCGGCGGAAAACCTTGGTGATATTAAAGGTGGCTCTATGACCATCGCGAGAACTATTAAACAAAACAAGACAGCTAATTTTGCTAACGCTGATTCAAAAAGATTGGTACACAATGTTGTTGGCACAGGACAGAACAATTTCCCAGGGAAAAATGATAAAGTTGTTTATGAAACAATCACGGTTCCAATTCCAGTTTACCTTGAGGTTACTTATACTTTAACAGTGATGGCTGAATATCAACAACAAATTAATGAAATTATCACACCTTTCATGACAAAAACTAGTGCGATTAATTACACAGTTGTCGAAAAAGACAATCATCGCTTTGAGGTGTTTGTTGAGTCCGACTACGCACTAAATAACAACGCATCCTCGCTCCTTGAAGACGCCCGAGGATACGAGACACAAATTAATTTTAGAGTTATTGGCTACATCATGGGAGCCGACAAAAACGAAGAGCGCCCCAAGATTGTACGCAGAGAAAACGCCGTTGAAGTAAAGATTCCAAGAGAGCATGTGATCCTTGGTGATATACCTGAACATGTCCATGTCAGTGGTAATGTTCCTTTTTATCGTTCATAAAGTTATATTTAGGACTTTCGTCAATTTATTAACTATTTATTAACGATAATCAGAATATTTTATTCTCAAGATTTTTGAAGAGCGACAAGGAGACACTTCATAATGTCAGTTAAATCTTTTAAGTTTATTTCACCCGGTATTTTTATCAATGAAATCGACAATTCACAATTACCCGCCCTCCCAGATGAGGTCGGTCCAGTAGTTATTGGTAGAACAGAACGAGGACCAGGAATGCGTCCCGTTAAAGTTAACTCTTTTTCAGAGTTTGTTCAGGTTTTTGGTAATCCAATTCCTGGCGGTTCTGGCGATGATGTATGGCGTAATGGCAATTACACTGCACCTACTTACGCTGCGTATGCCGCTCAGGCTTACTTGCGTAATAGCAATGCTTTAACTGTTGTTCGTCTCCTTGGTGGACAGAGTTCACAAGTTGCTGACGGCGGCGCGGGTGAAGCAGGCTGGCAGGTTTCTGGGTCTAACGATTTAGATCCCGCAGTCAATGGTGGCGCATATGGACTTTTCCTTTTCCCATCTGCCTCCGCTGTCACACCTGTTACTGGTGTTCTTGCTGCTAAGTGGTATCTTGATGAGGGTTCGATTGAGCTTTCGGGTACAGTCAGAGCGGGCACTACTATTGCAACTGGCTCCGCTGTTTTGTTCAAGGACTTAAGTTCTTCTGGAGTTGCTGGAGCAGCTACGGTTGAGTATAAAGTTCTTATCAAAGATAAAGATGGATCTCTTGTTAAAGAGACTGCTTTTGACTTTACACGCTCAAGTTCTAAGTACCTTCGCAAGGTGTTTAACACAAACCCAACACTTATTAATACTGCGATTACAAGAACAGCACAAAAAGAAACTTACTGGCTTGGACCAAGTTATGAGAGAGAGGTTGCTGATAAAATTACAGGCGCATCTCATGCTGTTATTCTTGGCTTGGATAGTGGCTCCAACAGTGCAGCGAATTTCCGCTTCGGCTTTAGAGCAGCGCAAACACCTTGGATTATTTCCCAGGATCTTCAATCCGTATCCACTGGATTCGTTGCCGACTCTATGACCAAGTTGTTCAAGTTCTATACGCTTGATTCGGGCGATGATCAACAAAAAAGAGTTAAGGTCTCTATCACAGACATTAAGGCATCCTCAAATGAGGTTGATCCCTATGGTTCTTTCTCTGTCGAGGTGCGTGATGTTAAGGATAATGACAATGCACCCGTTGTATTAGAAAGATATAGTTCTGTAAACTTAAACCCTAATCATCCAAAGTACATTGCAAGAGTTATTGGTGATCAACACATTGTTTGGGATGATACTGAGCGCCGTTACCGCACTTATGGAAACTTTGTAAATCAATCCTCCATCATTCGCGTTGAAATGAATGAAGACGTTGAAGCAGCCGCTACTGATGCAAGGCTCTTGCCATTCGGTTCGTTCGGTCCTATCCGATTTAAGAACTGGGGTAAAACTTCAGCACCAATCCTTTCCAGCAGTGATACTCCACCTGATACCTACGTTACAGGTGCTTCCGGTATCGCACATCCATTTAGCCACGGAGTTGACAACCCATTCTGGTTTGTTCAAGATGGAACTTCAACACAAGGTCGTTTCACAGGAACCGTTGACTATCCAGCATTGCCCTTAAGAGTTAGTGCTTCCGATGGTGATATTCCAGACCCAACAAATGCCTACTTTGGTATTGATACAACACAAAACGGAAACAATCGTTTTGAAAGCAGTTACATTGATATTGTTAGAGCATTGCCAAATTCTGCTGACAGCTTCACCGTTGGTGCTGGAACAGAATTCTCTTATGTGTTTACCTTAGATGATCTAAAGTCTTCTAATAGTGGAGACGCGGGTGAAATCGCTGTTTATAGTTCTGGCTCTCGTAACGCAGGAACTTCTTTCTCTGCTGTTAGTGGAACTTACGAGCAAGTTCTTGACATGGGTTACGACCGATTTACCGTTCCTCTTGTCGGAGGATTTGATGGTCTTGATATCAGAGACAAAGAACCATTCAACAATACGGACCTCGATGGTGGATCTGATACATCAAACTACGCTTACTATAGTGTACGACGTGCTATTGACACTATTGCAGATCCAGAAAACGTCGAGATGAATATCTTAACAATGCCTGGTATTTTCAACTCTGCATTGACCGCTAAGGTTCTTGAAGTTTGTGAAAACAGAGGCGATGCTCTTGGTATTATTGACATTGATAGTGGCTATAAGGCACAGACTGAAAACACAAATACACAACAGCAGAATGCAGGTACTGTAGCGACCGCAGTTTCTAACTTGAGTGCAAGACAACTTAACTCTAGTTATGGAGCTTGCTACTACCCTTGGGTCCAGATCCAAGACACAATTAGCGATTCGCTTGTGTTCGTGCCACCTTCGGTTGTCGCTCTTGGAACGTACTCCAGCGCACAACGTGATTCTGAGCTTTGGTTTGCTCCCGCAGGATTTACTCGCGGCGGCTTGACCGAGGGCTCCGCAGGATTGCCAGTCGTTCAGACTCGCGCTCGTCTAACTTCCAAGGAACGTGACACGCTTTACGAAGCAAACATTAATCCAATTGCTACATTCCCAGCAGAGGGTATCGTAATCTTTGGTCAAAAGACCCTTCAGGTTACTCCTTCCGCACTTGATAGAATTAATGTCCGCAGACTCATGATCTTCTTAAAGAGAGAAATTTCAAGAATCGCTGCAACAACATTGTTCGATCAAAATGTCCAAGCAACTTGGAACAGATTCACCTCAAGAGCAGAAAAGCTGCTTCGCAGCGTTCAGTCTCGATTGGGCTTAACAGACTTCAAGATTGTCCTTGATAGTTCCACAACAACTCCAGAGCTAGTTGATAGAAACATCTTGTACGCTAAGATCTTCTTGAAGCCAGCCCGAGCTATTGAGTATATTGCTATCGATTTTGTTATTACAAATTCAGGCGCAGGTTTTGAGGATTAATAAAAATGAGCACTATATATTATAAACAGGAGACATATAAATAATGCCAGAGCAAAAAAGCAATTTTTGGTTAAATCCCACATTTGAGCCAAAAAGACAATTTAGATTCC